ACCAACGATAGAAGGTGCTAGGGTAATTAATTTTGATGACAGGAAATTAAGTAGCTTATATATGAATCAACGTGCAATAGACAGGGCTAATATGAAATCACCTAAGAACCACGTAAGCGGTTCAACAATGTCAGCGAGTGACTGGTAATGAGAGTTACTAGCGATGGTTCAAGCGCAAGCTATTACGAGTTGCCAAATAATGCTAGTGAGTTGCAAGACTTGATTAGCGCAAAAAATATGAACGCACAGATTGGTGAGATATTTCGTGAGTGCTACCGTTATGGTCAAGCATCACATTGTGACGAGATAAGGGGAATTAAAAAGATACTGTTTTATGCTAATGCTGAGTTGAAAAGATTAAACAATCAAGAACCCAGCCATGAAGACATTATGAAGAATGTAACTCCATAACTGGGTATATACAATTAGTATATACTATCGTGTCATTATATAAGCGGTTACTTCAAAGCCAATGCGATGTTCTGTAGCTGCTGGTGATGTCCACATGATTAGATTCCTTTGTTTTATGTACACGTCATTGTGTATATGTACGAATTATGCTCTTTTTTAGACACGTTACCATAGTTAAAACCATTAAAAGTGATATATTGACCACGATTGATAAGTATGGTAAAGTCACGTAACGATTTATAGTAGTGCGATTTTGCATTACTCTTTTATTCCAGCGACTGTACATCGCTAGAAAGCAATCACAGCCCCTCAGACGTGATAGGGTGGACTCCGAGGTAGTCCAGTTGCGAGAACCTCCTATTTTTTAGGGAATGACTATGGCAAAAGGTTTGTTAGACACAAAAACTACTATTGGCACAGCCAAAGAGATTGCTGACAACACCAAGAATGCCATTGATAACTATTCTCTTGGAGCTATGAACCCAAGTTTGCCTAATACCGAGTACTGGGCAAAGATGGCTAAGATGTTCCGAATTACTCCAGCAGAAGTCAAGCGTCAACGATGCGGTAACTGCGCCTACTACGATAACACTCCTGAGAAGTACGAAGCAATGGAGGCAATCCCCCTTAACAAATACGACCTATACGATGGTCAAGCGCAACGTGGCTGGTGTCACAAGCTAGACCTAATCTGCCATAACTCACGTCTATGCAGCGTATGGGAACGTAAAGACTTTGAAACTGACGAGGAAGAATAAAATGCGAAACATGGATAAGATTGCAGAAAAGATTGGCATGGTAATGGGTGAATACAAAGATAAAGACCTACACTCTGGTAAAGGTGGCAAGGTCGTTAAGTCACGTAAACAAGCAATCGCAATCGCACTCAGCGAAGCGAATAAAATGAAGGGTAAATAATTATGAGTACAGTAGCGAGAGATGATGGCGGTAATGTTGTTGATGCTTACACGCTATCAACTGCACAAGCATTTACAGTAGGTAACACATCTGCACAATCAGCAGCATTTGGAATAAATACAACCTTAGTGCGTGTAACTTGCTCACTAGGTCATTGCCACATTAAATTTGGTGCTAATCCAGTAGCTACTACTGATACATCAACGATGATTGCAACAAATACATCATCAATTTTTAGAGTAACTGCTGGTCATAAGATGGCATACATTAAAGATGCTACTACTGCTTCTTCAACAGTATCAATAACGGAGTTAGTGTAATGGCTAAACAAGGTTAAATGGTAGATGAACGACCATTGGTTTATTATCCTGTTGGCTGTAATAGCTAACATTACACTCGTTATAAACGCAATACATCATTGGTAACTTATGGACTATAGTCAGATACTAGGATTATTATTTAGCAACCCATCTCAACAAGGTGGGTTAAATGCTTTAAACTATCCTAGTCCTTATGGTCTAAGGTCATACGAATTATATGACAAGCAAGGCAACGTAACTGGTTATGGTGGCGAGATGATGCCTAAGTCTACTGGTTGGCTAGGATTACTTACTGGTCAAGGCAAGTTAAAAGGTAGTGACGTTACAGAGTATTCTATAGGCGATGAAAGAGGTGACTTCCCAACAGTAGTTCCTACCCTAGACGAGTACGAAAGAATATCTATAGCAAAAGGGATAATAACTCCATCTATTGCTAAGAAAGCAGCAGCATACAGAGATTTAATGCAATCACAAGGTCAATCGCCTTTTTACAATGCTAGTGGAATGAAGTAATATGGCTGGATTACTAGACAACAATATATTTAGCAATATGTCTGCTTGGGAAAAGGCTAAGACATTAGTTTCAGGTCACGGTGGTGCGCTATTGAACTCAATTATGCATCCTCAAGAGGCTTGGGCGCATGATGGTTATCCAGACGAATTAAGTCAATCACTAGTAAGTAAAAATCCAGAAGTTGGTTTCAAACGATATGATAGGACACCATTAGATGTGGCAATTAATTACGGTGGTGGTTATCAGTATGCAACTTCACCTAATGTATCGTATGATGAAGCTGAAAACAGAGCGAAAGCATATCAACTTAGAAGTTATCTATACGACGGAATGCTAGGCAACAAAGACCGCCAAGTAGATGCAGTACGAGATTACGAAGAAAACTTAGCCGGCATTAAGCAAGCTATAGCGGATAAAAAAGTAAACTCAGTAATGAATGAAGACAAGATTCGCCAGATGTCAGCCAAGTACGGTAAACAGAAAGCAACAGTAAGACCGCAATACTAATTTTAACCACAGGGTGACCAACCTACTAGGAGTCACAACAAAATGACAGAAGAAAAAGCAGCACAATTAGCAGCAGCCAGAGAGAAGGCAGCAGAAGCTAATCAAGGTAACAATCATTCAAGTAAAATCAATAGATTAATGAATGAAACTCTGAAACGTATATTAATTCAGAATGAAGGATTAAGAGCAAGGACTATTAGCGAGGCTCTAGTGGCTAAAGCAGAGGATGGTGACGTATCTGCTATCAAAGAAGTCTTTGACAGAATAGATGGCAAGGTAGTCCAAGAGAACAAAATAAGTGGTGATGCTGATGCACCATTGTTGATACAAGTGGTAACGGGTATAGATGACAGCTACTAACCCAATTGACTTAGGCTACAAGCCTAGGTTACCACAGAAAGAGATACACAAGGCAGTAAGAGAGAATCGTTTTGTTGTGGCAGTAGCACATCGTAGGATGGGGAAAACTGTTTCTGCGATTGTACAATTGATACATTCTGCGTTACAGAACACACAAAAGAATCCTAGGTACGCTTACATAGCACCTACTTACTCACAGGCTAAAAGGGTCGCATGGGATTACCTAACAGAATATACTCGCTCACTTGGTGGTACTGCAAACATCGCAGAGCTAAGAGTGGACTTTCTGGGCAGAAGGATAAGCCTATACGGTAGTGAGAATGGTGACAGCTTACGTGGTCAATACTTTGATGGTGTTGTGTTAGACGAGATAGGTGACCAAGACCCAAAGATTTGGAATGAGATTATAAGACCGGCACTAGCAGACAGAAAAGGATTCTGTTTGTTTATTGGTACTCCTAAAGGTAACAATCACTTTAGAGAGTTCAAAGAACGTGCAATGGTTACAGAAGGTTGGAAGTTCTTAGAGTTTAAGGCTAGTGATACTGGCATACTAGACCCACAAGAGTTGGCTAGTGCTAAGAACGAGATGGGCGAGGACAAGTACAAGCAAGAGTTTGAGTGCAGCTTTGATGCGCCAGTAGAAGGTGCTTACTATGGGTCACTACTACATGAAGCCGATAACGAGAACAGAGTTACTAAGATTCCTAAAGACGAACTGGCAAAGATTGTTTGTAGCTGGGATTTGGGTGTCAGCGACAGTACGTGTATTTGGGTAGCGCAGATAGTTGGTAAAGAGATACAGCTAATAGATTGCACAGAGAACCACGGAGTAGGATTAGATTATTATGTTAGTTGGTTACGTGATAATGGTTATGACAAGGGTCAGCAGATACTTCCGCACGATGTAAGAGTCAGAGAGATGACTACAGGTCGTAGTAGACTAGAAGCCTTAATGGAAGCTGGACTAGATGTTACTGTAGCACCAAGCCTATCTATAGCAGATGGCATTCAAGCAGTTAGACGTATGTTGCCTAGATGCTGGTTTGACATGGAGCGCACAAAGAATGGTCTAGTGGCATTGCGCAATTACAGGCGAGAGTTTAACGAGAAGCAGAACGTGTTTTATGATAAGCCAGTTCACGACTGGTCATCACACTTTGCAGATAGCTTTCGTTACATGGCAATAGGATTAGTAGAAGTAGATACAACATGGTCTAAACCATTACAACAAAATAAGGCATGGGTCGTATAATGATGAATCAAGAAGAATTAAAGGCACTATGTGCTGACGAAATCAATAACGCTATTGGCTACTTAGAGTCCGATACCGTACAAGAACGTGCTGATGCCATGAACTACTACTTCCGTGACAAATACGGAACTGAGGTAGAAGGTCGCAGCCAAGTAGTTACCGGTGAGGTAGCTGAAGCCGTAGATGGTGCATTGCCACAATTGATTCGTGTATTCACATCATGCGAGGATGCAGTACGCTTTGAGCCTACTAAAGATGGTGAAGAAGAACTCGCTGACCAAGCTAGTGACATGGCTAACTGGGTGTTCTATAAAGACAACGATGGCTTCCTAATCTTGCACAATTGGTTCAAGGATGCCTTGCTTCAGAAGGTCGGTGTTGTTAAAGCCTACTGGGAAGAGAAAAAAGACACCATTAAGGAAAAATACAAAGGGCTGACTGACGATGAGTTAGCCATGATTATGCAGACTGGCGAGTGGGAAATCACCAAGCAAGTGACTGACATTGTCATTGGAATTGATGGTTTACCTTACAACACACATAACGTAACGATTGAGCGCATCCAAGATGACAGCCGTATTGCTGTTGAGAATGTACCACCAGAAGAGTTCCTAATTAGCAAACGTGCTAAGACCATTCAGGACTCACCATTCACAGCTCACCGTAGAATGATTGCCCGTGGTGACTTAATTGCTATGGGTTACGAGAAGTCTATCGTTGATACTATCCCAGCCGGTGACCGATTAGAGTATTCACCAGAGCGACTAGCACGTTTTGGTCGTGACGAGATGCCAGACTACGGACAATCTACTGACCTATCAATGGAAGAGGTAGAGATATTTGAGTGCTACATCAAGGTTGATACTAACGACAATGGCTTACTAGAGTTACGCAGGGTTATTATCGGTGGTGAGCAAATCCTATCTAACGAAGAGTGTGACTACGTGCCATTCCACTCTGTATGCCCAATTCCAATTCCACATAAATTCTTTGGTCAGTCACTAGCAGACCGCACAATGGACTTGCAACTAACCAAGTCTACTATCCTACGTCAAATGCTAGACAACTTGTACCTAACTAATAACGCACGAGTAACTGCCGTAGAAGGACAAGTAAACCTAGATGACTTGCTAACGTCTACTGCCGGTGGTGTTATCCGTGTTAAGAATGCTCAAGCTGTTAACCAATTACAAGTACAAAACACAGCCGGTCAATCATTCCCGATGATGGAGTACTTAGATGGTGTACAGGCTAAACGTACCGGTGTTAGTGACCTACAACAAGGTCTTGATGCTAACGTGCTACAAAACACTACAGCAACAGCCGTGGCAGCCATGATGCAACAGTCAGCAGGTAAGCTAGAGCTAATGGCTCGTATCTTTGCTGAAACAGGTGTTAAATCACTATTCCGTGGCA